CCTCGGCCAGCGCTGGGGGTGGAGGTGGCGGGGCAGAAGTTCGGAGTCGCGTGGGTGGGTCCATGACCGAGCGGGCGGAGATGGAGGCGACCATCGCCGCGGAGCACTGGTACGTGTTCTGGTACGCCGTTTTGCGGGCGCGGGCGGAGTTGGGGGTGCAGTCTTGAGCCGCTACGCCCGGAGGCGAGACGAGACCCACGGCCCCATCCGCGACGGACTCCGGGCGCGGGGCTTCTGGGTGGCGGATACCGCCGACTGCCCCGGTTTCATCGACTTGGTGGTCTGCGCGCGCTTGCTCGGCACCTGGCGCTTCCTGCTGCTCGAGGTGAAGCGAGAGAAGGGTCCCCGCGGCGGTGGTGGCGGACGCATCACGGAGGCGCAGAAAACGCTGATGGAGTCCTGCCCCGGTGAGATCCACGTCGTTCGGACGCTGGAGGAGGCGCTGGACGTCGTGCACGGTAAGCGGGTGGAGGTGAAGCCATGACGCGAGACGAAGCAATCGCCGTCCGGAACTTGGTCAACGAAGCGTTGGTGATCATCCAAACGGGGCACGCCCATCGGCTGCCTGCGCATCTCCGCTCGACGGTGGAGTTCCTTGACAAGCAGATCGGCTGGACGCGACCGATTGCGGCAGTAGGGACGAACCTGGATGACCATCTGATGCCCGACCCGACAGGGCTCTACGACTTTGGCCCGACTGCGCTCCCGGATACCGTGACGTGGCCCCCAGGCGCGGCGCCGCTGACGACGCCAGAACGCACCGACCCATGGGCCATGTCCCCGGAAGAGTTGCTCGCCGCACTGCTCTCAGCACGGGCAGAGATGGCGGACGCCCAGGAGAAGACCGCTGAGGCAACCGCACGCGCGGAAGGCGCGGAGGCCGAACGAGACCGCTATCGCCTGGCCGCTACCACCGCAACCGAGGAGTGGAAGGCGTGGCAGACGAGAGCGGTAACGGCGGAGACAGAGCGCGACGCCCACCGGCGGGAGTTGCCTCAGCTCGACTGCCGCCGCACTGGAGGCCCCGTCAGCGACACGGGCGGGGCTCACTGTCCGCTCGGAGAGCCGTGTCTCCGGTGCCAGCGAGACCGCCTTCAGGAACGCCTCGTGGAGTTGGAGGAAGCTGCCAAGGCATCCACCGCCCGAGTCGCCGCCCTGACGGCAGAAGTGAAGCACCGGGAGTGGGTGGACAAGGGCGCGCCCATGTCCGGGGAGTTCAGCGGCGATCCGCCGGACGCGCAGGGCTGGCGCCCGACAGGCGACCCGTACTGGTGGACCAAGCCATGAGCGCTACCAACCGAGGTGAGCGAGGGGAGGGGAGCGTCGACGAAGTGCTCGCCGGCGTGGCTCGGTGGTGCGTGGTCCACGAACCGGACGAGCGCGGGTGTCTGCTGGTGCTACCGACAATCCCGGAGAAGTCTGTCGACCACACCATCACGGACCCGCCCTACCGCGCCTCCCTCTACCGGAACACCCGAACCAACGCGGGCCACTCGCCACGGCCGAACCACCAGCGTACGGCGATGGCGTGGGCCGAGAGACGGATCGGCACCATCGATGACATGATGGCGCCCGTTGGATCCGAGCTACAGCGTGTCACACGACGGTGGATGATCGTCTACCACGACGCCGAGTCGGGCCACCTGTGGCGCGCCGCGCTGGGCGGGGAAGACGAGGAGACCGGCACCTACGTCCGCACGGGCATGTGGGCCAAAGACAACCCGATGCCGCAGATCAGCGCGGACCGGCCGGGGCAGGCATTTGAGCTCTGCACCATCGCCCATGCCCGCCCGCGTGGCCGGATGCGCTGGAACGGTGGCGGACGCGGCGGACGGTGGGATCATCCGACGTGTCAGGGGCCGGACCGCCCGGAACACCCGTCTCCCAAGCCGCTGGACCTGATGCTGGAACAGGTGGCGGACTTCACCGACCCAGGAGAGTTGGTGCTTGACGTGTTCGCCGGTAGCGGAACGACTGGCGTCGCGTGCCTGCGGCTTGACCGTCGAGTCATCCTGGTTGAGCGTGACGCGGAGTTCGCGCACCTCGCGCGTGAACGGATGCGCGCCGAGGAGCGAGGCATTCCGCTGCGGGCGACGATGGAAGATCGCCGGGGTCAGCTCCCACTGCTGGCCGGAGTCTGAGCCCCCATCCTCGCCAACTTCTCCGCCAGCGCCTCCCGAATCAGCCCCGACACCCCGCCCCGAGTTCCGCGCGCGGCGTCGTGGGCGCGTCGGTGGAGCTCCTCAGGGAGGATGACGCTGGTGGTGATGCCCGGAACGGCCGGCGGGCGTCCGGGTTTCTTGCTGGCGTCGTAGCAGGCGCGGCACTGTCCACGGCCCTTCATCGGGGCGCGGCTGCACTCGGGGTTGAGGCAGACCGGGAGACCGAGGTTGACGCGCATGGCGCGGGGCATTGGCTTCGCGCGGCCGTTGGGAGGGGAAGAGAGACCGCTCATGGCAACACCTCGAAAATCACCTGCCCGGCCTTAAAGGTGAGTCGGTACTTGACCACAGCATGCGCCGCTGCGCGTGGCGCCCCGCGCGAGGCCCCATCCGCGACGGACGCGCGCCGCTTGTGGTGAACCTTGCCCGTCCGCCCCGCGGCGAGGCGGTGGCCGGGTTTGGCCTTCGGGCCGTGCTTCAGGCGCTGGCGGGTCTGCCGCCGCTTACGACGTTCGCGGGTGCCGCTCATCGCGCCGCCCTCCCCTTGCGCCACTGCTCCAGGGCCCGCTCTCCGGGCGACAGGTGTCGCTCGTCCAACTGCCACCGACCGTTCTCGCCCTCGTTCGTCGCCCAAGACGCGACGGTGGAGAGTCGCCACAACCCTCCTGCCCCACGCATCGGGATGGGCTCCGACAGCGGCACCGCCTCATCGAGCAAGAGGCCCCACTCCGTGCCTGGACGCCACCAGTGGACGGATGCGCGAATGCTCCGGGAGCGGAAGCACCTCCGCCACCGCGCGACCCGCCATGACTTCGTACCAGTTGCTGCGGTTCAGGCGGACGACGCCCTTGAGCCTCGCCACTCCCACGAGGGCGCCGCGGGGGAGGCTCCCCAATGCGAGCAATGTCCGGCCTCGTGTCAGAGCAGATGACGGGGCAGCGCCCGGAGGCCAGCGCCCAGGCCAGCGGTTGGGGTTGCGTGCACGCATGCGTCAACGTCTCGGCGCTCATCGGCGCCTCCGCTCGGCGGCGGCGCGCTGCAAGGCGAGTTGGCGCGCCCGAAATTCAGGGTTGGACCAGTCCGGTTGGCGACCGTGTCTCTTTTTGTCGGCGGCGTTCTCGATCGCGGTGCCCCAACGCAAATTGCTCGGTCGGTTGTTGGCCTTGTCCCCGTCCAGGTGGCGGACCTGATGCGCGGGGCTTGGCCGTGGACCATGAAATGCCGTCGTGACGAGCGTGTGCACCTTGCGGTAGACCAGCGCACCGTCGACCTTGATGCGCAGTTGAAGATAGCCGTTGGTCGCCGGGAACGAGCGCATGGGGCGGGGTCCGAGGCCGCGCCAGTTGCTGGTCAGGCTCCAGATCTGGCCGTTCGCATCGGCGCCATAGCCGGGGTATCCCGGGAGCGGTCGGACAGCCAGCAGATCCGCCAACGCGGGCCGTAGCTGGTTGGCCTGCGTCATGGGCGTCGCGTGGGTCAGGGTCTCGGTCATGGCGGGTTTCCCCACTGTTCGGCCATCGCGGCGGCGATGCCCGGAAGCGTCCGGCTCCGCGTCTTCCACCGGTCGGGCCCCGGTGCGGCGTAATGGACCCGCGGCGCGCGACCGGCCACTACGGCGGTGGGCTTGAGCAACGGAAGGCCCTTGAGCCACAGACCAGTTTGTTGCCCAAACTGCCACGGCTGGATGTATTGGTCAGCAGAACGGATGGCCGTCCCCACCTTGCCCGGAGGATTTTCCACCGCGATGCGGGGGATGGGTGCAGCCATGAGCGCCCGGACGAATGCGAGCGCCCTGGCTTGCTCTGCCTCCCGCCCCTTCCACCACCGCGCCCCGGCCCGTGCCAGGAGAGTGCACGGTGGGTGTGCGATCAGCAGGTCCCACCCGTCCGTGAGAATGCCAGGCGTGAGAACGTCGGACTGGATGTGCCACCGCGAGTCCCCCTCGCTCGGTAGCAAGTCGCAACTCCAAGCGTCGTGTCCACGCGCCCGGAACGCGTCACGGACGACGCCAGAGAACTCGCATGCCACCAGCACGCGCATGGGTCGCTCAGTCACAGGACAACAGCCATTCTGTGTGCCGCGTGCCCTGGTCATCCGTCCACGTGTAGCAACCCCACTGCGGCCGGGGACACGCGACCGACTTCGGCGGCGTGATGTAGCCCGCGACGCCGTTGCAGCGGCCCTGCGGGGAGCCACCCAGGGGTGGAATCGGGTCGTGTCCGCAGGCGACGCAGCAGAGAGCCAACAGCAGCGCAGCCCTCATGACTGCACCTCGTCATCTGCCGTCAGGCGGAACACTTCGTCCACCGGGCGCCGGCCCTCCGCTTTTGCCTGGGCGTTGATGGAGTCGTCGAGCTCGGTGTGGAGCGCCTTCGTCCCCGCCTCCGTCCGGACGTAGTAGCCGCCCACCCAGGCGCCGTTCCCCACCTTCCGAGCGTACCCGAGCGTCACCAGCCTCTCGGCCGCAACGCCGGACTGGCTCTTGAGGTACCAGCCGCCGTTCGTCGGGAGCGCCTCCAGCACCGCGCGCTGTTTCGTCGTCATGGGCATCACCAACTCGGCGACCCCGAGAGAGACAACGGCCCGAGTCGCGAGGGCCAATCGCTCGTTGACGACGTCCGTCTCCCGCTTCCGGGCGGCGGGGTTGTCCCCACTGAGGAACCGTCCGGCCTCCAATTCGGCCTTCTCCCGGCGCGCGGCCCGGAACTCCACCACTGCGCTGTGCTGTTCGTCGGTCATGTCATCCTCCGGAGTCGCAGGCTGGGTCATCGGGGGTGAGGCAATGGGGATTCGTCGGCGGGTCGAGGTCCGCGAGACGGTTCTGGGCCTTGCGGAGCTCTTCCTGCGCTTGCCGGAGCGCGGCTCTCGCGTCATCCACCTTGCGCTGGGCCTTCGCCACGTCGGCGCGGGCCTGTGAGAGTTTGTCGCCAGCGAGTGCGGTGCCGGCGAGCATCAGGGCCAACAGCCAGGACTGGCGCCTCACTTGGCGTCCACCTTCTTGATGGCGTCACGGGCGTTGCGGACGGCGGCGCAAGCTATCGTGTCCACGTGCTCGTCGAGATCCGCCGGGACAACCCACTGGAGCAGCCCCTGGAGCGCCTCGTACATCTCCTGGGCGGCGTCGTGCTTGGGGCAGCGCCGGATCGCCAGCGGGCTCGGGATGACGCCAGCCCCGACGATGGCACAGCCGCACTCGGAGCCAGCGTAGGTGGCCGAGACGAACGGCTCCGGCCCCATGAAATATGGATGCGACCCACTCGGCAGCATCGGCGTCTCGTCGTTCATGTTCATCTCCTCATGTGACTTCATGTGCTCCTCCGTGTGGCCTGCGTAATGAAGTGGACCGCTACCGCCCCATCCGGGCAACCTCGCGGGCGACGAACTCCTGCGCCCCCGGCCAACCCGGCCAACCGACCCACTTGGCCTGCGAGCGGGAGGGGTCGTAGGCGACGCCGTCGTACCCGAGGTAGGTCGCCAGCGGCCGGGGGTCGACGCCGTGCGCCCGCTGCATCTCCAGCCGCTCCATCGCCTCCGCCGGCAGAACCTTGGCCGCCTGCGCCATGAAGCCCTCCTCCACGGAACGCTGGGTCGCGATGATGCTCGCCGTCGAGGCCTCCCCGGTGTCGTTGTCGTACTCCGCCCCGAACTCCATCTCGAATCGCGCCATGACTTCCTCCGGTTCAGGCCGCCGCGTCCATCGCGTCGTCCATGCGCACCAATATAGCACGTGCAATGCCAGCCGCAACGCCACGTAAGCGACCGTAACTACGGCGTCGTGGTTCGTGACGCGGTGAGACTTGGATGGAGCGTGTCCGTCCTATTCGACCGAAGTTCGGACAGGCTCGTCCGCCGGGGTTGCCGGGACGAGCACGGGGGTCCCGAGTCGCCAGTCGCCGCGGGTGGCGCACAAGCAATGGACCGCAGTTGTCCGAAACGGCGACGGTGTGCCATTCTGGTGCAGGAGGTGGAGAGCAATGGCAGAGCAGGAGAAGAAGCAAGAGGCGAAGGTGGAGCGGCCCCAGGTCCGGAAGGTGCGGCTGGCGGTGGGGGTCTTTCTCGACCAGTCCCGCGAGGAGATCGACCTGGAGGGCGGGTGGGCGAAGGCGAACCAGGCCAGCGTGGAGGTCCACCCGGGCAAAGGCGTCATCGTCCGGCGCACCAGTCCGAAGCCCGGCGCCGAGAAGTTGGCGACGTGGATTCCGGAGAGCATGATCAAGCAGATTGACGTGGCCCCGGAGTGGAAGCCATGAGCGCGGAGGCCATGACGGTTCCGCCCGGCGAGGTGCATCTCGACGGGCGCATCTACTACATGGACGGCACGTACTCCGGCACATACGCCGCTGGCCAGGTGGTGCGCGGCGACATCGGTCTCCCGCCGCTGGTGTTCGGCCGCGTCGAAGTGGAGCCGGCGGACACGCGGGCCGACGTGTACTGGTTCGAGACCTTCATGGAGCGCCTCATGCGCGACGTGGAGAAGCGCGCTCCGGCCGGCGACTGAGAACAGGGCGGATCAGTGGCATGGAAGCCAGGCCAGAGCGGCAATCCCGGCGGGCGCCCCTCCGTGATGCGCGACGTCCGCGCGCTGGCGCGCAAGCACACACGCACCGCCATTCGAGCGCTGGTGGAGGTGGCGAAGTCCGCGGACAAGGACAGCGCTCGCGTCGCGGCGGCGGTGGCCCTGCTCAACCGCGGCTACGGACCGGCCGAGGTGCCAGCGCTCGCCGAGGTGCCGGACGATGAGCTCAGGGCAGAAGTCCTTCGGCGCGCCGGACTGGAGGAGTCTGGAGCGGCAGTGGAAGGCGAGCCAGCCGCGCATTGACGTCCTCCAGGACTCGTTTCCGGAACAACGAGCGTTCGTGCTGGACCCGGCCCGCTTCAAGGCGGCGTTCACCACGCGGCGCGCCTCCAAGTCCTACTCGTGGGGACTGGACTGCATCGTTGACCATTGGGACCACCCGCGGGCGAACTACCTCTTCCTAGGCCTGGTGCGCCTGGAGGCGAAGCGTGTGTTCTGGGAAGAGGTATTGAAGCGGGAGGACGAGCGGCACGGCCTCGGCATTGTGTTCAACGAGACGGAGCTGACGGCGAAGTTCCCCAACGGCGCCAAGCTGTACGTCGGTGCGGCCGACGCCAACGCCGATGAGATGCGGAAACTGCTCGGTCTCAAGTACCGCAAGGTGTGTGTGGATGAGGCACAGGATTGGAAACACACCGACCTGAACCAGCTCATCTTCCACACCCTCAAGCCCGCGCTCGCGGATCAGCGCGGAGCGGTCACGCTGACGGGGACCGCCGGCCTCGTCATGGTGGGGCTGTTTGACGAGGTGACGCCCTCCAGCGTCCAAGCCGGTATCCGCGGCGAGCGCAACCCCAAGGGGCAAGGCTGGTCCGTCCACTGCTGGGACACCCACGCCAACACCGCCGTCATGGACGACGGTCGGACGATGCGCGAGCACTGGGAAGAGGAGATCAGGGAGCTGGTGCAGATGAAGGGCGAGGCCGTGAAGGCAACGCCCTGGTTCCGCCGCAACTACCTCGGCGAGAAGGTGGTTGACGAGGATGCGCTGGTGTACCGCTACCAGGAGGGACGCAATGACTTCGACACCCTGCCCACGTACCGGAAGGGAGAGTGGCACTTCGTCCTCGGGTGCGACCTCGGTTGGAACGCTACCGCGCTGGGCGTTCACACCTACCACGACTACGACCCCAACTTCTACACGCTCTCCAGCAAGCGGAAGGCGGGACTCGACCTCACCGACACTGCCAACGAGGCCAAGCGACTTAACCGCGAGCTTCAGTCTGGGCAATTGGTGGCGGGCGTCGAAGCCGAGTTCGAGCGGTGGATGATCGACGGGGCCGCCAAGCAGTCGGTGGAGGAGATGAAGCGCCGGCAGGACTGCCCGTGGGTGGCGGCGGACAAGCAGGGCAAGGCGGACTTCATTGAGCTCCACAACACCGACATGTTGCTCGGGCGGGTGAAGCACCGGCGCGGCCACTGTGACGACCTGACGGGCGAGCAGAAGACGCTGATCTGGGACCAGCGCCGGCTCCGGGAGAAGGGCATCAAGGAGGAGAAGTCCGGCCTGCCGAACCACTGTTGTGATGAGACGCTGTACGCCTGGAGGGAGTGCTACCCCTACCTCTCCACTGTCCTCCCGGCCGAGACGCCAGCGCCCGGCTCCGAGCAGTGGCGAGCGCAGCAAGAGGAGCGGGCGTCAGCGGAAAGTGCTAGGTTGGAGGCGGAATTCCTGGCAGAGGGTGAGCGGATGCAGAGGCAACGGAGAGAAGAGGAGGAGCAGAACTCATGGCTGTGACGGAAGATCTGATCGATGCGTTGATGCTCGCTGCACGCGGCGGAATCCGCGTTACGGAGATGACGATCAACGGCAGCGCCTACCGGGACGCGCTGCTCGAACCCTCGGCGCAGCGAGCGGCCGACGAGGTGAGCTTCACGCTGAATGGCCCACTCGGACCGGTTGTGGTCCGGAAGGCGGACTCGCCATGAGCCCCCGCCGCAAGTCCGGACTCTCCAAGGACGATCTGGACGCGCTCGAAGAGCTCCCCCGCGTCATCCGGGCGCTGGAGAAGTTTCAGGAGCAGCACGCGAAGGTGAGGGCGCTCATGGGCACCGCGGCGCCGGAGGTACGCGCCCAAGTGGAGCCGCAGGCGACGCGCATGTTCTGGGAATGGAAGGACGCCCAGGGCCGGACACACTCTGTACCGGGAAGTCCGATCCCCAGCCCAGAGGCGGGCGCCGTCATCCGAACCGCCACCCTCGACACCCCAGAGCGTCGAGAGTACGAGGAAGCGAAGCGGGCCGGCCGGAAGGTCCCCGTCGCCGACCCGTTCGCGAACGCCTCCCCAGCCCAGCGGGAGCGAATGGCGGAACAGCGGGCAATCATCGACGCGGAACGGGCGGCACGCGGACTGCCGACGCGGCGGGTGACCCACTCGATTCCGGCGACCGAGGAAGACCTGAACACCATGCGCGCACAGCGCGAAGCGGCGGAGGCGGATGCCGGGATGGGCGGCGAGGTGGTGCGCACCGAGACGCTGGACACCGTGAGCGACGGCACCACGCCGCTTGCGGTGGATGCGGACGACGACCCGGAGGTGCACTGATGGGCCAGGCGTCGATGCGGAAGTGGGAGCGTCGGGCGCTCGCGTCGCTCCGAGAGATGCGCGGCCCGGCGGCGCGGGCAACCAGCGCGAACCTCGGGGGCGCCCCGGTGACGATCCCGGTCACGGCGTGGGAAATTCGGCAACGCTCGTTGGGGCTACGGATGGTCCGCCGCATCTTCGGGAGGGACGATGGGTAACCAGCACCCCCTCAACGAGAAGAAGGGCGGCATTCGCACGCCCACCATCCGCAAGCTGGCCCGAGACGGGAAGACCTGGACCCCCACGGAACAGGTGACGCGGGACAAGTCCTGCGCCAGTTCTGCGCCGCGGGGAGGAAGGGCGTGGAGGTGTCGTCCGGGAACTCGGAGGCGTACAAGCGGGGGTGGGTGCTGATGTTCGGGACGCCGGAGGAGAAGGCGCGGGCGCAGGCGGAGATCGACGCGGAGAAGGCGGGCGGCTTCGTGGAGAACGGAATGATCTTCGAGAGGGTGGTGAACTCCGACGACGTGACTCTCCGCATCTCGGACAGAGGGCCTCCGGCCTGGACAGCAACCATCACATGGATCGACCCATGAACGTCTGGGAGGACCGCGCCGCGCTGGAGGCCCTACTGCGTCTGCTCCGGAGCAGCGGCGTGCGCTACTTTGAGGCCGGGGGACTCCATCTGGAATTCGGAGCCGACCCGATGGCGGGCGATGCCGCGCCTGCGCCCGTCCCCGTCAACCTCGGCGCCGGAGAGAAGAAGTGCGCCTGTGGTCACCTCCAGGACTCCGAGCACAACAACGACGGCCTGTGCATCGCGGGGGCCTGTCCCTACACGGTGTGCCACCCGGAGGCGACGCCGAAGCCGCCAGCGGTGTAGGGTAGTGGCATGCGTCGGACCATCAATCTGATCGTGCGGGATGGACGCGGCCAAACGTGGCTGTGTCGTCCTCGCGAGCGAGGCGGCTTTCACTGCGGCCAGTGCGGGCGCGGCGTTCTCTCCGGTCGCAAGCGCGAGAAGTGCCGCGTCTGCCGAAGCATCGCCACCGAGAGGGACACGGAATGAGCGACTCCATCTCCATCAACAAGGGCCTGCGCGAAGTCCGCAAGGGCGACCCACCCACGAAGTCCGAAGGCGACACCTCCCCCACGTGGCGGCGCTGGTGGTTGCTGGACGGGAAGCGGGACAACGGCTCCGCGGTGGCGAACGGCATCAAGTCCACCGTGGACATGATGAAAGCGAACCAGCGCGCCCGCCTGGACCAGGCCGTCATTTCTGCGCGCCTCTATGGCAACGCCCCGCTGTCCGCCCTCGGGTGCGAGACGTCCTTGCCGGTGTCCCCCATGTCGGCTGCGAGGGACAACATCAAGGACAACCTGATTCAGTCCATCGTGGACACGTCCACGGCGACCATCGGGGAGAACAAGCCCCGGCCGTACTTCCTGACGGACGGGGGCGACTACAAGCTCCAGCGTCAGGCGAAGAAGCTGAACCAGTTCTCGGACGGCGTCTTCTACGAGCAGCGGGCCTACGAGTGGGGCGGGGAGACACAACGGGACTGCGAAATCTTCGGGGACGGGTGGCTCTACGTCGGCGTCGAGTTCGGCCGCATCGTCTACTACCGGGTCATGTCCCCGGAGCTATGGTGCGACAGCCTGGAGGGCTCCATGTCCCTCCCGAGGCAGCTTCATTGGGAGCGGCCCATCGACCGGGAGAAACTGGTCGCCCTCTTCCCGAAGAAGGCGGATCTGATTGCGCGGGCGTCGCGGGTGGACCCGAAGCAGTACGGCGTCGCCATGGACTCGACGTCCGACATGGTGGTGTTGCGGCGAAGTTGGCACCTCCGGGCGGGGCCCAACGAGGTGGACCAGAAGGGCAAGTCCATCTCTACTGGGATGGCGGTGGCGTCCATTGAGAACGTCCTGCTGACGGACCCGGACGACGCCGCGTGGGATGAGGACTGGTACCCGTTCGCGAAGTGGACCTGGACGCCGCGTCCAGCGGGCTTCTGGGGGCAGGGCTTGGCGGAGCAGCTCCAGTCGCAGCAGATTGCCTACAACAAGCTGAACGCATCCATCCAACAGAGCCGGCACCGACAGGGCTCGTACAAGCTGCTGATCGAGGCGGGCTCCAAAATCGTCACGGAGCACCTATCCAACGAAATCGGCGCCATCGTCACGTACCGGGGGACCAAGCCGGACTACGTGACGCCCGCGGCGGTGCACAACTCCGACTACGCGCGCCTCCAGGCCATCAAGGAGGAGATGTACGAGTTGGCCGGTGTCTCGCGTCTGACGGCTACGGGGGCGAAGCCCCAGGGACTGGACTCCGGGGAGGCGCAGCGGGTGTACCGCGACTCCGTAGCCCAGCGGATGAAGACCCAGGAGCGGCTGAACGAGCGCGGCTTCATGGACTTGGCGCGGATCAGCATCGCGACGGCGCGGCAGATCGCCATCTCCACAGGCAAGCCGTACGAGGTGAAGGCCCAGCGCTCGCGCTCGCTCCGCAAGGTGGTCATGACAGCGGAGGAGTTGGACCCGAAGGACTGGCGGTTGCAGTGCTTCCCCACGTCGTCACTGCCGAAGGACCCGGCCGGGAAGTTCGCAGCCATCCAGGAGCGGATTCAGGCGGGCTTCCTCTCGTTCTCCGAGGGGAAACGGCTGATGGACTACCCGGACCTCGAAGCCCACGAGACGCTGGCCAACGCAGCGGAAGACCTCATCACGTCCATCTTGGACGAAATCGTGGACGGCGAGGGCTACCGTCCCCCGGAGCCGACGATGGACCTCCAGCGGGCGAAAGAGCTCTGCGTCCAGTACATCAATTTCGGCCAGGTGCACCACTTGGGGCCGGAGGAGTCGGACCTGCTCCAGACGTGGAACGAACAGGTCGACGCTCTGATGCAGATGGCCATGCCGCCCCCGATGCCGGCGGGCGCGCCTGGTGGCGGTGGACCTGCGCAGGCCCAGCCGATGGCGCCACCCCCGAGCAACCTGCTGCCGTTCCAGGCAGCGGCGTAGGTCGTCACACCAAAGCCGTTGTGCCTGCCGCGGCGAGAGCGGCCCCCGGAGGGCGCGTCGCGACGCTGCGGGACCACCAGCCGGGTAGGATCGACCAGCGACGCAGGGCGCGCGAGCATAGGCGGTCGGGCCAACGACTCGTCAAGTGGACTCCAATGGGTTGGCAGGAATTCTATCGCTCCAATCTATTGGCAGGCGCGTCAACGTATTGGCAGAGACCGGAAAGAGCAGTGGCAGATCGCGTAAGGCGCTTACGGGAAATCTCCCGACTGGTCCAAAATGGTGCAACGACGCTTGACCGATCCATTCTGGAGCATGTAGTGTCATGGCATGCCCCAAAACGGAGCAGGCGGAACGACTGGCGCACCGACGGCGACCCCCCCTCCGACGGCGGCGGCGCCAGTCGGAACGCCCCAGACGCCCGCCACGCCAGCGCCGGACTACCGGGCGCTCCACGAGGCCGCGGAGAAGAAGGCAGCGGCCCTGGAGGCGAAGGTTCAGGCGGCGGAGCGGGAGCGCCTGGACCGGCTGAACGCGGACAAGAAGCGAGAGAAGGACGAAGAGGCGAGGAAGCGCGATCCGCTCAAGCGTCTCCAGGCCGACTTCGGGGACGACTGGTACGACACCGTCACGAAGCTCAAGGCCGGGGCTGTGACGCCGGGCGCGGTGTCCTCTTCCATCGCGGACGTGGAGCAGCGCCTGGAGGCGAAGTTCGCCGACCGGGAGAAGGCGCTCCGGGCGGAGTTGGCCGAGGTGAAGGCCCGCGACTTCGACCGCCAGCGACAGGACTACCTGCGCGGCGCCACCGAGCACGCGAAGGCCAACCCGGACAAGTACAAGCTGCTCCACAAGTACAAGCAGCTGGATGACCTCCCCGGCTTCATCGACGGGCACTTCCAGCAGACCTCCAAGCGGGACGCGGACGGCAACTTCGTTCCGGGCGAGCTCTGGTCTCCAGAGCAGGCCGCGGCGAAGTTGGAGGAGTACTGGGGCAAGGTGACGGAGATGGTGCTCGCGGCCGACCGCGGGCGCACTGCCGAAGCCCCGGCCCGGCTCACCATCGTTCCGCAGCAGGGCGACGGGCGCGGCCCCGAGACGCCGGAGGAGCGGAACGCCCGACTCGACCGGGTCTTCTCCGAGGCCCAGACGAAGTGGAAGGCCCGCCTGATGGGGACCGGGCCGCGCAACTGAACTGAGCCGCGGACGCGGCAGAGGAGCGAGACGTGGCTTACGCTGACGTTGCCTCAGTCAACCCCGTGCTGCTGGAGCACATCGACGGCCAGACGGTCGCCGACATGACCTACAGCAAGAACGCCTTCCTGGCGTTGGTGCCGAAGGACGAGTCCGGCGCGGGGGGCAAGTACTACCCGGTGCCCGTCATGTACGAGGGCGCGCAGGGGCGCTCCTCGACATTCTCCACCGCCCAGGCGAACCAGACGGCGAACTCGCTGGCGGAGTTCCTGGTGACGCGGAAGACGGACTACGCGCTCGCCACCATCCAGAACGAGGCGCTGGAGGCGGCGATGTCGAGCCGCGACACGTTCGACCGGGACGTGGTGAAGCCGGTCAAGGGCGCCATCCGGACGGCCACGCTCTCCGCCGGCTCCTCTCTGTTCCGCACCGGCACCGGCACCATCGGCACCATCGCGACGGGCGGCATCACGTCGGGCGTCATCACCCTGTCCAACCCGGCGGACATCGTGCAGTTCGCAGTGGGACAGACGCTTCAGGCGAACTCGACGGACGGCGGGACGCCGCGTGCGGCGCTGGGGTACGTCATCCGCCGGAGCATTCGGAACGGCACCGTCACCGTCGCCTCCTCAGGCCAGGGCGGCGCGGCGGGCTCGCCCACGTTGTGGACCGCGGGGGACTCGCTGCTGGTGCAGGGCGACAACAACGCCAAGCCCTCGGGCCTGCCGGCGTGGTTGCCCATGACGGACCCGACCTCGGGGAGCAACTACTACGGCGTGGACCGCTCGGCGGACTACCGACTCTTCGGCATCCAGTATGACGGCTCCGGACAGACCATCGAGGAGGCGCTGATCGACCACCTGATGCTCATGGCGCGCGAGGGCGGGGATCCGCGGCACTTCGTCACCAACTTCGGCACCAACGCGGCCCTGCCCAACGCCTTGGGCACCCGCCGGCAGTACGTTGACGTGGTGGGTCCGGGGAAGATCGGCTTCCGCTTCCTGGAAATCGACGGCCCGCAGGGCCCGGTCAAGGTGGTGCCGGACCGCTCCTGCCCGGCGGCGACCGGCTACGTGCTGGAGGTGCCGACCTGGAAGCTGATCAGCATCGGCCCGGTGCCGAAGGTGCTCCGGTACGAGGACCGACTGGAGATGCTCCGCGTCTACAACGCCGACGCGGCCGAGTTCCGGTGCGGCATGTACTACAACCTCCTGTGCGAGGCGCCGGCCTGGAACGGCCAGATCGCACTTTCGCAGTAGGTCCAGAGCCCACTCATGGCCAACACGACGTTTTTCCAGAACCGCTACTCGAAGATCAAGGGGCTGGTCGACCTCTACCCGGTGGTGTCGGTGGGGGCGGCCGGCGCGGTGACGCTGAAGAAGCGGCAGTACAGCTCCGTGGGCACCACCAACTCACCGACCTACTCCCTGGGCAACGCGGCCACCATTGGCGTGGGCTACGCAGTGGGGGACGGCCAGGGCGTCCGCTCGGTGACGCGGAACTCCGCGGGCAACTGGACCTTCGTCCTGTCGGATCCGTACGCCTACCTGGTGGGCGTCGAGGTGGCGCTGATCAGCAACACCACCGGGGCGGTCACCTCGCCGCTCTGCCCCATCGCCATCGTCTCCGGCTCGACCAACGTCACCACCAACACCGCGCTGGGGAACTGCGGCACCATCCGGCTCATCTTCATGGCGTCGGACGGCACCACCGCGACGGACCCGGCGGACGGCGACACCATCACCCTGCACTTCACCTTGGGCCTGTCCTCGGCGCTCTGATGGCGATCACCGCGACAGTCGCGCTGTCGAGCGCCACCGCGAAGGCGGAGCAGTCCGTCGCCGCGACGGTGACGGTGTCCAACTCCGGCGCCGCGACGGTGTACGTCCTCAACGTCGTGCCCACGGCACCCATCAACGGCACCACGCAGAACGCCACCACCGTGGCCCTCGGGATGCCGCCACTGGGTCCGGGGGTGACGACTGCCGTCACGGCCTCCGGGACGCTGGCCATCACCTTTCCCGTCATGGCCCACGCCCCGACGACGAACACCACCAACCCGGCGGTGCCGTCGTCACTGGTGTACAGCATCGGCGCCACCATCTACACCTCGGACGGGGCCATCACGGTGGCGACGCCGACCACCCTCACCGTCACCAACCCCGCGGGGCTCTGAGCATGGCCGGTTCAGCCGACACCTATTGCGTCCTCAGCCAGCCCTCGCCCCTCATGTACGGACAGGCGGGGGTGCTCATGCTGGCGATCACCAACACGTCGTCCTCGACGGCGTACACGGTGACGTCCGTCTCGGTGTGGGCGACCAACACGCGCGGCTCCACGTCGGTGAGCGCCTCCATTCAGCAGCCGCAGATCCCGGTGTCCGGCGTCTCGGCGGTGGCGGCCTCCGGGACGCTCTACGTGCCCGTGGGGGTGAAGTTCTTCGGGCAGCCGGTTGTGGGCATTCCGTCGGCGGCGAACGAGAACTTCCTGGTGACGGCCCAGGTGCTGTACTCGGACGGCTCGTCCATCTCCTGCTCGCCGCTGGCGGTGAACCTCGTCGACCCCATCTGGGGTGCGTCGCCCGGCTCTCCGCCGAACGCGGCGACTACCGTCTCCGCCCTCCAGTTCTCCAACCCGGCCAATTCCGGCCTTCACCTGTTGGGCTGGGTCTAGCCCGAGGAGTCCACCGCAATGGCCGTTACCACCACCGACGCGACTTTGAAGGACGGCAACAACGCCAGCCTTCTCCAGGCCGTCCACACCAACCCGGCGGGCGACGTCGTCCCGGCCTTCTCGCAGGACCGGCCCGGCGTCGCGGCCTACCGAGCGTCCATCCTCTTCACCCTGGGCGTCGCCACGCCCACGGAGGTGGTGGTTCTCCAGGGGAGCGCCACCAAGACCATCCGCTTCACGAAGATCAACGTTCAGGGGTGGAGCACCACCGCGGGCGTCATGAAGTGGAAGCTCTCCCGGCGCACCGCCGCCGGCACCCTGGGCTCCGCCGTGCTGACGGCCATCCCGACGCAGGGCAAGAGCGACTCCGGCACCGTGGCCGCGCCCACCCTGGTGGCCTCCACCGTGGGCACCGCCAACTACACCACCGTGGGCACGCTGGGCGCCATTCTCGACTGCGGGGTGGTGGGCTTCAACCTGGCGGCGCAGATCAACAACACCATCCCGTGGGAGCCCACCGCGCGCACCGCGCAAGCGTTCGTGCTCCGCGGCACCTCCGACTGGCTCACCCTGGACGGCGGCGCGGACGCGGGCGGCGATGCGGTGCCGGCCGGCGGGGTGGCGCTGATCACCATCGAGTGGGTCGAGGACGCCAGCTAGTCCACCGCCGCGCACACGAGGGAAACCATGGAACTGATCGACTTCATCAAGCTGCACAAGGCCGAGGAC